CGTCAGGCCGGCGGCGCCGGTCGGCCCCGTGCTTCCGGCCGGGCCGTAGGGCAGCACGAGCGACAGCGACTGAGATCCAGGCGAACCGGCCACCGTCGCGGCGGCGATCGCGCCAGCCGACACCGTTCCGATTGAGAGTGCGCCGTATTGGCCCGTAGGCCCGGTAGCGCCATAGCCCGTCGGTCCAGTATCGCCGCGGAGGCCCTGCGGCCCCGAAGGCCCGGTCACAGTGCTGGCCGCACCCGTAGGGCCGGGAACCGTGGATACCGGCCCCGTACCGCCCGTCGGCCCCGTGATCGTTTGCAGCTGCGTTCCGGCGCCCCACGAGTTGCCGGTTCGCGGACCGTAAAAGATCGCGGACGCGGTGTCGTAGTAGTAGTCGCCGGTCCTGCCGATGCCCAGCGACGGCGCGCCGCTGCCCGAAAGGATCTTCTGGCCGTCCACGCCGGCCGGACCCTGCGGGCCGGTGACGCCCTGCCCGGGCACCCAGGCCGATCCGTTCCACAGGAGCGCGTTGCCCGTCGCCGGCGCCGTCGCCGACAGGGCGCGGCCCTGCAGCTGCGTCGCGTTTCCGCTCGACGGTGAGGACAGCGAGAAGAACGGCACGCTACAGCACCTCAAGGAGCGTTGTATGAACCCGCCGGATCCGCTGCCCGCGGTCTGCCCACTGCCACGCGGCCTGCCCGCCAGGGGCCGAGACCTCGTAGACGCAGCGCCGGCCGCGGTAGTCCACCTCGGTGATCGTGTCGCCTCTCGCCGGCGGCTGCTGGAGGTCGTCCACCGAGACGAGGTAGTCCCGCGTCTCGTAGCGCGTCACCTGCCCCGCCGCGTCCACGCTGTCCCAGCGGGACATGCCGATGGTGACCGGGACCGAGGACGTGCCGACCGCGCCGACACGCTGGTAGGTGACGTAGACCGACAGGTGTTTCCGCCGCTGATCATCGAACCACGCGGCGCCGGCGGCGATCATGTCCTGCATGGACGCCTCCACGCGCCGGCCACCGGGGCGGCATTACGCCGGCCCCGGTGGCGCTGGCGTCAGCCCTGGTTGATGAGCACGCGCACCGTCGAGTCCGCGGCCGAGGCGGCCGCGGCGGCCTTGCCAGCCCGCTTGGCACCCGTCACCGAGCCGGTCGGCGTGATGTTCGACGCCGTGCCGTCCCAGTAGACGATCGAGCCCTGCGAGATCGCGGAGCCCGTGCCCGTGGCCTTGGCCACAACGAACACGCCCTCCACCGCGACGGCGCCGAGCTTGTTGGCGGCGATCGGGCGGGGAGCGATGGTGAAGAGGTCGGCGAGCATCACGACGTCGCCGGCCGCCACCGCGGAGCCCGGCGTGTAGTCGATCAGGTCGCCATCGGCGAGGTAATCGGCCATCTGGTTGTCCTTTCGAGACAGGGGAAGGTTGTGCGTCATGCCCCGGGGCGGCGCTGTGCCGCCCCGGGGCTACGGTCTGCTCGGATCACGCTCAGGCGGTCGCCATCCGGTAGGTGCTGAGGGGCTCGCCCTTCGTCACTCCCACGTCGTAAAAGCCGCGCATGGCGACCCCGAGGACGTTGTAGTCCGGGGCGACCTGCTCGACGGTCGGCACCTGCTGACCGTTGAGGAACACCACGTCCATCGCGGCGAGGTCCGCGGCGTCCGCCATGAGCCACCACGTCGAGGTGGAGGTCAGGTTGGACGACGAAACCACGCGGTACCGGCCGGCGAACACGTTTGCGCTCGGCTCAACCGCTTTGCTCGACGTGCTGCCGAGCGCGGTGGTGATCAGAGCGCTCTGCGTCATCAACTGCACCGCCTTCGGCTCAAGCTCCGGCGGAACCAGCAGCATCCGCGGCGTGATGCCGAGCGGGTTGCCGTCCGGATCCTTGAGCCGGCGGTACGCCGTCACCGCAGCCTCAAGCGAGGAGTAGGCGAGGGCGTTGCCGGCACCGGGCGTGGCAGCCTGGAAGTAGGTCGAGTTGGACGACTCGAACTCCGTCCATACCAGTTCGTTCAGAGACAGAGCCGCCCCTCTGCCGATCCTGGAAGGAATCGCCGAGAGCGCGGACAGGTCATCGTTGATGATGTCCTGCCGCGTGAGGTTGGTCACCACGCCGTAGGTCTCGGCGGCGACCGACCGCTTCTGGTCGGACCCGGCCGCGTACTTGAGCTCGCCGGCGTTGCCGACCTTCTGGAACTTGAACGAGCCGTTGAGGCGATACAGGTTGATCGCCTTGAAGTCGCTCACGCTCCGCACGGCCGAGATCGACGACCACACGTTCTCGACCGCGGAGAACGCCTGGAGCAGCTGCTTGTTCACAGCGGCTTCCAGGATCTGCGAGATCTGGTGCGTCGCGAACGCGGCCTGGAGGATCGGGAGAAGGTTGCCCTTCACGCTCTCCGAGCCCGCGTACCCGTTAGCCTTCGCAGCCCGCAGGAGCACGTCCTGCAGCCCAGTCTGCTTCCGCACCTTGCTGGCCGCCTCCAGCACCTTCTCGTCGTAGTGCTTCTCGATGGCGGGCAGGCCGGCGTTGAGGTTCAGCGCCGCCTCGATCACCTTGTCGCCGTCCACGGCCTCGTGGCCGGCGTGGATCGCCGGACCGCGCGAGAGCCGCTTCTCGGCGAGCTCCAGGGCCGCAGCGAGCTTCTGCCGCTCGGCGCTCTCGGCCTTGACGGCTTCCTCAAGCTTCTTCGTCCGCTCGACGAGGGCGTCGCCGTCGTGGCCCTTGGCCTCGACGCCGAGGGTCTCGGTGATGGGCTTCCCGGCGGCCGCGCCGCCGGCTTCCACCTTCTTGTCGTCGGTGGGCGTGGTGTTGGCGTCGTGCGCCATATCGGAACCCTCAGTCGCCTCCGCGGCGATAGCGGCGGACGTGGAGGCGTCCGCTCCCATCAGGACGATCGACACCTCGCGGAGCTGCGAGGCTCGGACTACGGAAATTGGCCCGGTGAACTCCCGGCCGTTGACGGTGACGCGCTCGCCGGCGGCGACGTTCTCAATCCGACCGGTGTCGGCCCCGATCGACGCCTGGAAACGCATCCCCTTGCGGGCGAGCGCCAACACCTTCCCGGCCGTGTCGCCCTCGCCGATGAGCTCGCCGGCCAGCGTCAGCTGCCGGCCGTCGTTGGCGATCGTGGCGGACTGCCCGAGCACGCTGTCGATGCTCGCGTCGTGGCCCCAAAGGATCTGGATGCTCTGCCGGCTTGTATCCATGCCGGCGAGATCCACGACGAGCGCGTTGCGGCTCCACGACTGCTTGATCGCGGCACCCGTGTAGGCCACAAGGTCAAACGACGGCGTCTGCGCGGCGTCGTCGCCGGAAGCACGAAGCAAAAAATCAGCCGACATGGCGAGCCGCTGCTGCTGTTGCGGCCTGCTGGCGCGGATCGAAGGGCGGTTACGCTGCCTCACGCTGCGGCCTCCTGCGGTTTCCGGGCAGGCGCCGGCGGCTCGTCAACGAGCCCGAGCTCGTCGCAAAGCGCCTTCTCGGCGGCCCGTTGCTTCAGCACCTCGCGCCAATCGCGGCCCACCGCCGCGCACTCGTCCGCGAGCGTGGTCGTGTTGTTTTGCAGCCGGATGCTCTGCGCGTCGGCTTCCTTCGTGGGGTCAACGTGCTCCCACGGCTGCCAGATCCACCGCCAGTTCCAGCCGGCGATCGGCGGCAGCCCGCGCGGGATCAGACCAACGAGCACCGCCTCGTCTAACCAGTCCGTCAGCAGCGGGTCGAGGACGTTTCGCTCCAAGTCCTCTCGATCGACCGCCGTGCTCTTGCGGTAGACGAGGTAATCGCCCCGCATGCTGCTGTAGCTCGCCTGCGACGAGTCGAGCGCTGCCACGATGTACGGCATGTTCAGCGCCCGGGCGATCTGGTTCAGCAGCCGCCGCTCAAACGCGTCGTAGGTCGTGGTCGGGTGCTCCGGCTTCAGCTGACCGAGGTCGTAACCGTCCGGGAGCGACGTGAACATGCCGCGAACGATCGGCATGGTTTCCCACGCCGGCATCCCGTTCATGGCTTCCATCGGCGTGTTTGTCTTGAGCACCGCCGCGAGGTCGGCCGCCGTCTCGGCCGCCGTCACCGTCGCGAGCGTGTACCGACGCAAAAGCGCGAAAAGCTCCAGCGCCGGCACCACCTCGCCGACGCCGCGGTGCTGGCCCGGCCGGGTGCGGTGCGCCCACTGAAGAATCCTGTCCGCCGGCACCCAATCGCCCTGATTCCCGACCCACGTCAGCGAGCCAGGGTGATGCCGCAGGACATGCCATTCGATGACGTTGCCGGCATCGTCCAGCCGCAGCCCGTCAATCGCGCCGAGCTCAAGGATCCACGTCGGATTCGCTACTTGGTCTGCCTCCAGCAACTGCATGTCCAGCTGCACGCCGTCGCTCGGCAGGGCAAGGTTCGTGATCTTGCGGCCGAACGCTTCGCCGTCGACGGCGAAGCGT